TCTGAGCCATGATGGTTCTCCCGTCAAGCGCGGCGGGCCCTTACGACCCGCCGCCGTCACACTACGCTGGTCAGATCGCGATTTCCTCCCAGGAAATCGATACCTGGAACACCGCCGTGGTCGTGGCCATCTGCGTGCAGAGGCACACCGCCGTGCCCGGCCCGAGCACGAAATCGCCGTCGTAGTGCGCGAACAGCGAGAACGGCGCAACCGCCGTCGTCCCGATGCCCGTGAACAGCGAGATCCCCGCTGACCGCAGGAAGACCGGAGCCGCCGTGAAGGTGTTGGTGGTGGGCGACCACTTGGCCTTGTTGATCAGTGCCCCACCGAGCACCCCGACCGGCGCGACCAGCGTGGCCGTGGCGACGGGCGCACCCGTAGCGTGTGTCGATCCGGCATTGAGCACGTAGGCCCACTCGATCGCGCCGGGGGCATTGTTGCCGCTGACCCATCCGAGCTCGAGATTGACCACACTGACGTTGACGCCCGAGTCTGACGGGTTCCACAGCGTCGGATGCCCGCCCGTTGTCGCCGGGACAATCAGCGCGATCCCCGCCGATGCCGACGAGCCGGTGTAGAGCTTGCCGCGGGACGCCTGCTCGTAGTATTTCCCGTGCAGGTCCGTGACAACCTGCCCCCCATCCCGGCTCGTGCGGATGGCATCGAACTGCGTCAGGCCGTCCGGGTCGTTTCTCAATCCGACATACTGTGCTGGCATGTGTGTTCTCCTAGCCTGAAACCACCATCGCGCCCTCGTCGAGCGGGAACCAGAAACACTCCCACTTCGTCGCGCCCGATTTCGTCGCGCCCGAGTGCAGGATGATCGCGCCGACACCCACGACGAACTCGTGCGCGCCGGGCACCGCGAACAGGCCCGCATTCGCTTTGACGAGCGCCGACCCATCGCCTTCCACAAAGAGGAATCCCCCCGCTTCAAGCGAGGTGGTATCGACCGTGGAGGCGAGCGTCACATCCGTGCCGACCGTGGGGTTTGCCACCACGGTCAACACCGGGTCGGAGTTCAGAAACACCGTCGTCACTTCGCCGAACAGCAACGTGACCAGCACGTTGCCGCCCGAGACGGTGAACAGCGTTTGATCCGTCGTGGCCGGCAACGTCGCGCTGGTCTTGACGGTGTGGAAGCCCTGACTGATGGCTGCCTGTGTGTCTCGATGCTGCGTGGTGTCCATGTTAGGCCGCCTCAATCTTCGCGCCCGCATCGAGCGGCACATACCACAAGTGCCACTCCATCGAGCCGGTCTGAGAATCCCCCGCCACCAGATCGATCGTGCCCGTGTTCACCACGCACCGACGCTGGCCGGCCGTGAAGATGATCCCGCCGCCAAGGGATTTCACCAGCGCCGACCCATCGCCTTCGGCCAGCAGGAACCCGCCCACTTCGAGGTCTTTGCTGTCAACCGTCGTCGCCAGATCCACTGACGTGCCTGTGGTGGGATTCGCCACCACGCTCAACACCGGGTCGGTTGCGGAAAACACCGTCGTCACGCATTCCCCGAACAGGAGATTGACCTGGCACCGGCCACCCGTGACCGTGAACAGGCTTTCGGTCACGCCCTGCGGCAGCGTGTCCCCCGCCCGGGTGACATGGAAGCCCAGCCCATACACGGCGAAGGCTTCCAACTGTTCTGGATTCGGATACATGCCAGCCTCCAGTTAGATCGTGGTCACGTTCGTGTGGCCAGGGAACCGAACCGTCCCGATCCCCACGCCAGACACGAGCAGCGGATTGCCCACGCTCGACAAGTTGATCGTCACCCAATCGGCCCCGCCAACGAGTGTGTCGGGGTCAATCTCGATGGCGATGGTCGTGTTGTTGAACGTCGTCCCCGTGGCCGTCAGGCCCGTGGCCGCCACCGCCGTGGCATCGCCAAAGATGTCGGCGCTCGCCGCCTTGAAGTCGCCCTGCGTCTGGCGATACTTGAACGCGATCGGGGTGGTCAACGCCGTGGCCAACGCAGACGTCGTATCGGCATTGACGGTCAGCACGGTATTCCCCGTGATCGCGCCAAAGCTGATATACGCCGTAAAGCTGTTCCACAGCCCGAGGTTGACCGCTTCGGAGACCAGGGCGCTGCCCGTCTTGTCGATGGGCGTAAACAACTGAACGAAACCGAGCGATTCGCTTGCTCTCATGATGTGCTCCTGTTACGACCTGGTGGCCAACACGACGACCGGGCTCAGCGTCTTGGTCGATCCGCCCTTGAACGGCGTCACGGCCGACCGCGGCATCATCTGCCCGTCGCAGCGGTAGAACGCGCGGAACGTGGTCTGCCCGGTCGTGAACATCACGTGAATCGAAGACGCCTGCTCCACGCCACCCTTGCGGATGAGCCGGTACTTCTTCAGGTCGATCAGCACGATGTCGCCCACCGTGCCGAGCGTGGCGTTGTATTCCGTCTCGACCACCGGACGGCCCTTGATCGTCAGGATGCCCGTCGGCGAGTAGTTCACGAAGCGGGGCTCAAGTGCGCCCGTGCCAGCCGGAATGCTCAGCGCATCCAACTGCGGCCCGGCGTCACCGTTGATGAGCCATACCGCGCCAGGCTTGCTGCGCGCCGGCATCCGCGCCCACATCTTTGAGAGGTTCGCGGTGTTGATCGTCGATGCGGTCTGGTTTGTTTCTTTGTCCACGCTCACGAGGCACGGCGCGTTCAGGTACCCCAATGGCTGCGCGGCCCCGGTTCCTTCCGTGATGGCGTCTTCAACCTGGAAGATCAGCTCGTCACCAAACATCGATTCCAGCTCGCCGCCGAGTGCCGCCGCATCGCTGATCAGCTCGTCGGTCATGTACCCGAGCGCTCCAACCTTCCGCAGTTTCAGTTCCACGCGCGCCAACTTGAACTGACTCGCGGTCGGCGCTGTGCCCTGATCCACCCAATAGCCCAGCACGCCCCCGTTGCGCGTCGACGCACGGCTCGTCTCGTCAATGACGGTGTAGGCCATGTTGTCACTGGAGATCGTGCGCGCATCCACGCGGCTCAGCAGTTCCCCGCCCGCGAACATGTCGCGCTCGATGCCGGCCGCGATCTCGATCGGGACCGCGAACCCGCCCTCGGACGGAACCGCCGTGCCCATACCTGTCGCCGCCGCGAACAGTCGAGGATCGGCGCCTTGGCCGGTCATGGCGTTCTTGACCGCGATGGCGAACTCGCCAAGGCCAGCCTGACGCACCTGCGTCTTGACTTCGAGGCTGGCGTTCTCTGGCAGCCGCGGACCCCAGGGACGCTCCGCGGCGTGGTCGGAACCGACCTCGACACGGCCCGTGGGCGCGTTGCGCTCGGCATCCTGGAATCTGAGTTCGCGCGCCAGCTCGGGCTTGAGCGCGTCGAGGGAGGCCTCGATGGCATCGCACCGCGCGCCCTCATTGGCCGCCAGTGCGCGGTTGCCTTCGGCCGCCGCCGTGTCGAGAATGGCCCGCGCCTCATTCTTGAGGTCGGCTTCCTGCTGTCGCAGGGCATGGATTCTGGCTGCCATCGTGTTCTCCTTGAAATGCGAAAGGCGCGTGCTTATCGGGCGGGTGGCGCAATTTCGCACCGCACCCGCAACGAGCGCGCGCCTTCAACGGGAAGCGCGTTACAGGAGAAACTTAGACTAGGTTTCTTGTGGCGTCCTACGGTTGCCGAAGATGGGGCGGTTCTCTCGGTAGTCGCCGACATATTCGTCGGCGGCTTCGCGCAACGCGCCAGACAGCGTGGTGTGGTTGTCGCGGGCCACCTGTTCAAGATCGCGTCGCTGGGATTGCGTCACGCGCACGCGGATAATCACAGTGGCCGGCTCGTCGAATTGCCGGGGTGTGGGCATGGAGTTACAGTGCTCCGAGTCGGCGACGTCGGATCTCGGATTCGCCGCTGGCTTCGATCGTGGCGGGTGGCGTCTCGGCTGCGAGCTTGGGCGCTTCGTCTTCTGCACGCATCCCTCCCACGCGCGCCCGGCCGGTCAGCCGCGCCAGTGTGCCGTCCATTGTGTCGATGCGATCGATCAGGCCCGCCGCCTTCGCGTCCCTGGCCACAAGCGCCCGGCCCTCGCCCATGCCGTTCCGCACAACCGCCGGCGTCACGCCACGCCCGCGGGCCACGTCCTTGACGAATTGGCCATAGGCGTCATCCACACGCGCCTGCAGCACGGCGCGTTCCTCGTCCGCCAACGGCACGAACGGGTTGTCTGACGCCTTGTATTTACCGGCCGTCAAGAGCGTGATCTTGATACCTTCCTTCTCCAACGCCGCGCTCAGGTCCTTGTGCGGGTAGAGCACGCCGATGCTGCCCGTGATGCCGCTGGGGATGCTCACGATCTCGTCACACTGACTGGCGAGCCAGTAGCCGGCTGAACACGCCATGCCCTGCACCATCGCGATCTGCTTCTTGACGCCCCGGAGCGCGAACATCTTGGCCGCCAATTCCTGCGTGCCCACAACGGTGCCGCCGGGCGTGTCACAGTCATAGACAATCGTGGAGATGTTCGGGTCGGCCGCCACCGCGTCAATCATGGCCCCGATGCCCTCACATGAGGCACCGCCGCTGGACTGGTCCATCATGCCCATTCGATGCGCGATGACGCCTCGGATCGGGACGACTGCCACGCCGCCCTGCTGAGACGAAGCCGGCCTTGGTCCGCCTCCGTCCCCGATGCGCGCCTTGATTTCCTCGGGGGTAAACTCCTGCCCCGACGCGCGGAACGCCAACACGCCGAGCAGTTCATGGAGCTTGTCGGAGGTGATCGCCCACGGGGTTGATGCGACGTATTCCAAGATGCGCGCGTACTTCATGATGCCATCTCCACATCGAGCGCCAGCCCGGCCAGGCCGGCGGCAAAGTCATCTGATTTCCACGTCGCCAGCGCCGCCAGCCAATCGCCATTACAGACCTGATTGGCCTGCCCGGCACAATACCGATCTGCGTCGGCCGGCGGGATCTGGAGCGTCACCGCGACCAGCCCGGCGTGCTTCACGTAGAACTCCGTGACCGCCATCACGAACGCATCCTCGTCGCCGGCGTGGCGCACGGCCATCTTCTGTACGGCTGCGATTTCCTTCCGCAGCAACCGCGCCGCCGCTTCGACGGCGATCGCATCGGCCTGAGCCTTGTTGCCCTGGTCGGGGGGCGGGGCCGTAGGTGGTTTTGGCGTGGGCTTGCCCGCTGGTGGTTCGTCCGCGCCCGCGTTGGCGTCCGGTACGCTCGGCTTGCCTGTGATGTTCTGCGGTTCGCGCAGCTCGTCGGCCTTGCCACCGCGCGTGTTCAGGTCTTCAATGCTGCGGACCTCATCCACGCTCATGATGCCCGCGTTCACGGCCTGCACATGCGCGTTCCACCGCACGGCGATGTCCCCGCGCACGAACGCACCACGCTGGAACTGCGCGAAGAACCGGCGCGGGTTCACGATGAGCTGGTCCCGAATCCCGAACTCCCACAACGACAGCCACGGCCCCATCGAATACCCGATGAAGTTCCGGTCGAACTGCTCGGCATTTCCAAAGGACGGATCGTTGTTCTCCAGCATCATGCGCGACACACCCAGCCACCGCGCCATGTCGTCAATCGAGAACTTGCGCGAGAGCAACATCTGGGCATCTTCGGGCGTGAGCGTGTTCGGGATGAACTTCGAGCCCTGCTCCAACACTTTCGGAATGTGCCAGTCGCCCGCCGCCGTGATGAACGATTGCGCCATGCGCTTACTGGCTTCGTCGTTCAGAAGGCCCGGGTTCTCGATCACGCCGCCGTTCATCGTGCCCTTGCCGAAGATGAGCGCCGCGTAACTCTCTGTCGCCAGCGCCGTGCCGAGACTGGTCCGCGCCGATTCGAGGATGCCCCGACCCTTCACGCCATCGTCGGAGGCCCCTCGAAGATGGAAGATTTCGGCCTGCGTGTGCGTGGTGGTCTGGCCGGTGTCGGCGTCTCGAATGTCGTAGAGAATGCGCCCGCGATAGGCCCCGGTCTTGACGCGCTTCGGCGTGACCAGCGTCGGTAGGATCGGCTCAAGCTGATCCACCGGCCCGCGCACGCCCGGCACGATCCAGTTGTACGCGTTGCCGTGGTCGATCAGGTGATACATCGCTTGCCGACGCCACTGAAACGAATCCTGGCTGGCGTTGGGCTTGTCGTGCAGCACGTCGTAGAGCGGATGGGCGCGGGCGATGTTGGCCCCGCCATCATTCGGCAACCGCTCGTACAGCGGCAGCGGCAGCATGGCCAGCACGGTGGCGAGGATGTCCCGGCCGCGATACCAGGCTGAGATCTTCTGCGCGCCTTCGCTGTCAACGCGCATCCCGGCCGCGGTCATCGCGCCACGCGGTTCGTACCAGTAGTCATCGGCCGGGCCGGGCGTGGTGGCGCGGAGGTCGCCCTGAAACAGCCTACTGATGAGGCCCATGTGATTTCCTTCGGAGTTGCGGGACAATGGCTAAGGCCATCAAGAGGCACCCACTGACGATCCAAGCGGCCGGGGTGGACCAGCGCGATACGCCGTACACCACACACACGAACCCAATCGACGCTAACACGTCATCGGCGAAGTGTCCTACGTATGACGCTGCGCGCCTAATTGTCTGAATCATCGCAACCCGCCATTCTTAACACACGGTCAATTCGCTCAAATACCGCACCGCGAACAAGCTCGCTTTTGTTCTGACCGCAGACCTGGGCGGCGGTGACGGGCCTCGGCCCGTGCCGTCACCTGCACCGCCCGCCGCATCTGTCGAGTGGTCACGATCTGCATGGTCAGGCTCCTAATTGGCGCACGCCTCTAGTTAAATACACGCTCACGGGCTCGACCGGCATCTTCTTCCACAGCGCCATCCCAATCGTCGGCGCGATCACCGGGTCGATCCGGCCCCGGCTCTTGCCCTTCGTGAACATCAGATTGTCCTTGCCGTCGACGTTCGCCACGACGTTGGACACGCTCCACGCCGTGACGGGGCAGCTGAAGGCGTCCACGTCGCCCGATATGATCAGGGCCTGCATCTCCAGGCACGCCGACGACATGCCCGCGTAGGTCTGCGGCACCACCAGCACCTGCTCTTCTGGAAACCCATCTTCGTGCGTCAACTGATCCACGAGGGTGTCCGCGTGCCACGGGTCAAACCCGATCCGCTGGAGGTCGTACAGTTCACGGGCCGCCCGAAGTCTCGGTCGAAGCAGTTGATGGTCGATCCTGGTGCCGCCGTTCGCGTGAAGCCATCCCCCGTCAAGCCAGACCGGATAGGGCGCCCGGTCACGGTGGGCGCGATCAACCAGCGTGTCAGCGGCCGTGAGGATGTACTGAATCAGGCACCACTGCTTCCGGTCCAATGTGGGCGGGAACACCAGCGACAGACAGCACAGGTCGAGCAGGGAAGCGAGGTCGATCCCGGCGAAACAGACTTGATGCTCCAACCGCGCCAGCCACGCCTCCCGGCTGAGCTTGTCCGGGTTCTGGCCCTTGCGCCAGCCGTCCACGGACAGGCACGGGTTCAGGTCCGACACAAGCAGGTTGAGGTGCTTCTGCTTATAGGCCGCGGCCGCACTGGGGATGCCCTTCGCCTTGAGCACCTTTGCGGCCAGATCCTCCGAGCTCACACTGATGCCGTAGTTGGGGTTGGCCTTGCGCGCCGTCTCGGGCAGCGTCCAGTCATCCTCGGGATCAGCATGGGCCGTGAACACGAAGAACGATTCATCGACCAGTACGCCGTCGAGAATCTTGCAGCCGTAGTCGTGCTGATCGCCCCACGGAGAAACAGGCTTGTTGCCAAATGTCGTGATGATGTAGATGATGGGCTGCTCACGTGCACCCGTGGCCGTCTCCATCACGTCCATCAGGCCGCGATCTTTTGCCGCGTGCATCTCGTCAGAAATGACCACGCTCGGGTTGAGGCCATCCGTCGAATCATGATCCGCGCCGAGCGGCTGCGCCTTCGAGGCGGTGTCGTCGCGGTAGAGATTGGCCACCTGGACCCGGATGCGCGTCTTGAGCCCGCTCGACAACACGAGTTTGCGTGCATCATTGAAGACAAGCTTGGCCTGATCGCGTTTCGTGGCGATACAGTAGCCCTCCGCGCCTTGCTCACCATCGAAAAACGTCAGAAGCAGCAGCATGATCGCCGCGATGAGGCTCTTGCCGTTTTTGCGCGGGATCTCATGAAACGCTGTTCGATAGCGCCGGAGTCCGGTCGCGGGATGCACCCACCCGACCACGCTCCCAATGATGAACTTCTCCCACGGCTCAAGGTGGATGAACTGGCCGGCCCATTTACCCTTGTAGTGCTTCAACTTTTCGGAAAACTTGAACGCACGCTCGGCCCTGGCTAGATCGAACTCCCACGGAAACTCGGGCGTGCCTTCCCGCTCGCGGTCCC